CCCAGTATAGGCATCAGAGAATGTAAAGCTTTCCGCTACGCTTCTACCACCAGACCAGTTTCCGTAGGCATTATCCGCCCATGAAGTTGTTTCAGATACGGTTGGGTAGAAGTTAAAGTTGCCAGGCTCAGCATCAGTAGTAGTAAAAGATTCACCAACATTGCCACCAAAAGCTGCAGGTCCAGCGTAAGTATCAGATAAAGTAAAGCTTTCTGCAACCGACACAGGATAAGCCGTGCCCCCTAAAGAGGCAAACGGTGACTGTGCAAAGGCTGAAATTCCAAACATTACTGTTTGATTTCCATGGCTACAAGGCTAGAGTAGTTAGCGGCTGTTGTAGAGTAGTTATTAATTACCCAACCATGAGAAGAACCGTCATCTTTTACTCTAATCTTGTATGTGTATGGAGATGTAGTCGCTGGAGAATGCAAATAAGAACCAGAGTAACCATCTTCACCATAAACTTGATTACCACCAGGAACATAGTTATTCATTAACTGAAGAATCTGGTTGTTGCTTCCGTCCGTAAGTTGGAAATATACAGGGTAAGATGTTGCAGCATTTGTGCCTGTAGTAATACCGTTAATACTATATAAAATTAGTATTTTGCTTGTTACACTAATTGGGGTTATTGTTAAACTAAACCCTGTAACATCTGCATAACTTCCATTATTTCCAGACAAATACGTTGGAAAGTTTGTTACCACAGTCTGAATCACAGACCCAGCAGGCATGATTGCTGGGGTCAACTGCTGCATCATTTCTGGCTGAACTTTAGTTAGTGCCATGATTTATCCTTATCCTGCTATTTCTTGTGCAATTAATGTGCATGCCGGTACTGTTGCTAAAGTAGACCCAGACCCTAAACTTGGAGAAATTCCTATTGTTACTTGAGCTCCACTTTGTACCCAAACTTGAACTTGATAGCTAATTGTTGAAGTTGTTGCTGGGGAATCTAAATAAACTTGAGAAACAGTAAACATATAGTTTGTATCATGAGAGCCACCAGCACCGTTATAGAAACTTGCTGTACCAGCTTGTAAATTACCATTAGCAGAATCACCAACACCAATAGCAGTGCCATTTCTTGTTATTCTAAAATAACTATTTGCCGCAGAAGTAATACCACCATTAAGAACTAAATTTAAAAGAATCTTATTTGAAGCAGATCTCGGCGTAATTGAAAGAGTAAATGAACCAGAACCACCTTGCGCTGGGATAGCTGCAAAAGTAGTACCAGAAACAGTTGAGTAATCAGTTTTAATAGCTTGTACAACTTGCAAAACAGAACCAGCAGGTAAAGATGCTGTTGGTAAAGTGCCTGTTAAGCTAGACGCTGGAAACGTACCAGTAGCCCCTGCATTAGAACCGAGAGCGCCTAAGTTAGCTGCTTGTGTCATTGTTTATCCTATCAATGCGGTTACTTCAGCTTGAGTCAGACCCAAGGCTGTTAGTTTAGCTAGTGCAGAAGCCTTTGCAGTTGCTTGCGCTTCTACTCGTGCGGTTTCTTGGGCTTGTAGTTCTGCTAGTTTTGCTTGTGCAGCAGTAGCATCGTAGCTAACTTCTTTTTCATTAGCATCGTAAGCAACATCACCACGAATAATTTTAATGTTTGAATCAAGTGCAAAAATGGCTTCGTGTAAAGTAATCATTGTGCAATCTCCATAAGAGTAATAGTTGCTAAAGAACCACCAACACATCCATAAATAGTGCCACCGCCACCTACTTTAAAAGCAAAAGTATATGTGGTTGAACTTGTTGTAGCTGGCGAATCTAAATAAGAAATAACTGGAGTTTGATTTGAAGATGTTGAACCGGCATTTATATATCCAAAACCAACTCCACCACTTGTTCCTGATAAATCTGTGCCTGATACAGTTCCTCTATACAAAGTAATATTTGTATTTAAACTTGCAGCACTTTGTACGCAACCTTGCACAATAACTAAAATTTTACTTGTAGAAAATTTAGGTGTAATAGTACCAGTTAATCCTGTGCTTACATAAGTTCCGCTTGTTGTGCTTGTTTGTGTTGCGTATGTCCCTTGAACCACTTGCAAAACAACTCCAGCACTTGCTTGTGTAGTGCTATTAGGAAACGTAATTCCATTTCCAGCAATAATAGGTGAAGTTAACGTAACCCCAGCAACAATATTAGAACTGCCAACAGAAGCGGGGCTATTAGGAATAGCATTTAATACGCTTGAGACGTAGAAAGACTCGGTGGTGACTAAATCACCTGCTGTTGCGCCTGTGGTTAGAACTACTGTAGTGCCGTTGGATGCAGTGTAATCAGCAGAACCTAGCAAAACTCCGTTACGAAAAACAAGAATATAACCAACTGTGTAACTAGGAGGAGTAAATGTAGTTTGTCCTGATGTAGCTGTAAATTCTGTTAAGGTTCTGTATGCGGTTGTAGTTACTCCAGTAACAGGCACACCAAGATAACGGCATGAGATATTGCCTGTACCACTAGGTGGGGCAGCTGAGAATGTAAGTGTGTTGCCTGTTACACCATAAGTAGATGGGTCTTGAACTACACCAGAAACCACCACGAGTACGTTAGTTGTACCAGCAGGAGCAACCGACATTGTGTAAGCCGTAGTAGAGCCGTTACCGCTAAATTGGTCAGTAACAAAAGCCGATTGGTATATGGGGTTTCCGATGTATGGCATTAGAAAGTAATCGTTCCCGACCCTGTAAATGTGTAAATATAATTACCGCCAGAAGTGGTTTGTGTAACTGTTCCAGTTGCTGCTGCAAGTTTGTATGAGTTTGGATACGAAATAATTACAACTCCAGATCCACCAGATCCAGAAGCACTTCCAGCACCACCAACACCTCCACCGCCACCTCCAGTGTTAGCAGTACCAGCAGTTCCATTTGACCCTGCAGCACCTCCAGCACCACCACCTCCTGCTCCGCCTGATCCAGGTTGGTCTGAACCACCATTAAATGCACCACCACCACCGCCACCAGCGTAATAAACAGATGAACCAGAAATCAAATATGATAGACCAGCACCGCCAGAACCTGATGGGCCAGGGTCATTACTTCCTGAGTTGCCTCCTACTGCTCCAGCTCCACCACCACCCCCAGAACCAGCACCAACGCTAAAATTAATACTGATACCGCCTTGATTACCTTGTCCAGAAGTGCCCAATCCATACCCGCCTGAACTAGCGTTGTTAGATGCACCACCTCCAGAGCCACCGTTATTTGCACTATAACCACCACCGTATTTTGCACCGCCACCACCACCTACAGCTCCCGTTGAACCGTTTGCAAACGTGCCAAATAATGAATTGTTTCCATTATTGCCTGTTGTAAGGCCTGTTACAGCAGCACCTCCAGCACCAACTGTCACTGTATAAGTAGTTCCAGCAGTTACTGCTTGAGAGGCAGAGTATATAAGACCGCCAGCTCCACCTCCTCCACCTGAACCATTAGATGCTGTTGAACCTCCAGATCCGCCACCAGCAACTACTAAAAATGACACAGAAGGCGTTGAAATAGATCCATATGTAGCCCATTGACTACCAGTCCAGTATTCCATAAAACCAATCGTAGTATTAAATCCTTGTTGACCAACAATAGGAGAAGATGGGCGACCAGAAGTAGTCCACGAGCTATTAATTTGCCCGTTAGCTAAACCTGTGTAGTCAACAGTGCTAATAGCCATTATTAAGCCTTTGATTCAACTGGTGGTAAGTCAGACTCTGGGACATCCCATGTCCATGTTGTTGTATTTAGTGTAGCGTTCTCTGTTGGTTTTGGGGCATAAAACACATCGTTTTCTCTGTCGTATGTGTAGCCAATACCAGCGTAGTTACCACGCAATGGTGTACCGCCTTGAGTATGTTGATTGCCAATAGTGTTATAGGATGTTTGAATCCATTCACCGGGGCTTGAATCTACGAATGTTTGAAAAAACTCAGGTTCAGCCACAATGACATTGACTACTTTTCCATCTACTATTTTTGCATAATGACTCATTTAATTAACTCCTAGTGATAATGCTTCTTCTTCGGTAAGTCCGAGTGCCATGAGCTTATTTAGTGCTGATTGTTTGGCAGCTGCTTGTGCTTGTATGCGAGCATCTTGTTCAGATTTTAAAATTTCCATAGCATTATTAATAGCATTTTCATCTAAATCAATAGCATTACCTTGCTTATCAATTGCTTTGGTTGATGAAATATCGCCATCACTATAAACAGTAATAACTTGTGGATAGGCATATTTAATAGCATTGAATAAAGATGAACTCATCCTGCAATCTCCATTAATGTTATTGATGCACTACTTCTAACAGAGCCATAATAATTATTTATATGCAAACTTCCATTACCAGTAGCTGCAGCTATGTATATAGTATATGTTTGGGAAGAAACTGATGCTGGTGAATCTAGATAAGATTGAGATACTCCTCCGACATCTATTTCTCCAGATGTAATATTATTACAGTAACCAGCGATTCCTTCAACACTAAAAACACTTGAACCATTTCTATAAACTGCTAAGAGAAGACCATCAAGACCACCACTTCTCTGTATTCCATTAACTTCAACTAAAACTAAAATTTTGCTTGATGTAGATGATGGAGTAATACTTGCAGAAATATTAGTTGTTATAAAAGATGTTGAAGATGTGCCAACATAAGATTGAGAAATAGTATTAACTACTTGTAATACACCGCCATTCTGGTTAAGTGCTGGTCTTCCAGAACTATTTTTAATAATTCCACTTGCACTTAATGTTTGATTACCAGATGTATCCCAAGAAGCTAAAGCTGTTCTTCCAGTAGTACCGCCGTTATAAAGCGTAAAGCCATCAGATGGACCTACAGTAATTCGACCATTGCCTGTTACATAATCAACAATGGTTCCATCAAGGAATGAGTTATTAAAACTACCTGTAGCAAGATATCCGCCAGAAGCTGTTATATCACCGATAACTGATGGACTTTGGCTAATTGCGTTGTAGGTGGTAATAAGGCTAGTGTATTCAACCCAGATGTTGTTTGTTCCGCTAGGCGGAGCAGAGCTAAAAGTAATTGAATTGCCAGATACTGTATAAGCTGAACTTGGGTTTTGAATGACGTTAGCTACTACAACAACCATCTGAGACACAGAAACTACAGGGCGAGAAAGGGTAAAAGTTACAGTCGAAGCATTACCGCTAAAGTAATCAATAGCGGGGGTAAAGCCTTGTGTCTGTACAGTATTACCAATAAATGCCATATTAAATCGCAGTCAGAGCAGAAACCCAGCAGTCGCAAGAAGTTGCTGCTGAAGCTAAAACAGTTAAAGAATCAGATGCAATCATAACAACACGGTTGCCTTGAATAACTTCTAATGAGCCACCAACAGGTACAGTCGCTTGATAAACTAAATAATAGTTAACGGATGATCTTGTGATGTAAGCATTAACAGTAATTGGGGCTGTGCTGGTATTTGATAATATAAGGCTTGAAACTGCAACAGTACCAGAAGCAATAGAAGAAATAGCAGTAGAACCAGACGTGCTAACGTTCTTTACCGCATACGAAGTGTTTGAATATGTTGTCATGTTAGCCCATCATAAAAGATAAGAAGTACGCTTGGTCTGCCGTGGCTGCAGTATTTGCTGACCATACTGGGGCTGTACCATTTGAAGTAAGAATATATCCATTTGTACCTATACCAAGTTTAGATAAAGCGGTTCCGCTTGTATAGTAAGGTAGATCTCCAGCAGTATAAGAAGTAAGGCCAGTACCGCCATAAGTGGTGACAATAGCCGTTCCATTCCATGTGCCTGAAGCAATCGTGCCAAGAGCGCTAACATTACCAGATGCATCTAAATTTACCGATTTTTCAGAGGGGTAAGTAACAAAAACAGTTTTGGTACCAGCGGTAAAGTTAACCAAGCTACCACTATTAGAAGAAGCAAGAACAGTAGTCCTAGCAAGAGTAGGACCAGTAGTTGAGTACGTGCCAATACCAACCTCCCAATTTGCACCGCCTTGGTCTGCAATAGTGTAGAAGGTTGTGTTTCCGTTTCCAACGACGGCAAAACTCTGATACCCAAGGACTGCTCCACCAAGCGTAACAGAACCCGTACCAGTAGTGGTCGTGGTTTCTTGGACACGATCTGCTAAGACTAACGCCATGTTAGTCTCCTATTAGCCAGCAGCGCTGAGTGTGTATGTAACGTTGATTGTATCGCCTGACGTTACAGTTTTTGAACCCGCTGTGAAGTCACCAGCAGAGAACAAAACACCAGTTGTATTGTCGATTGCAGTAGAACCACCTACGTTAATGAATGCGCCAGCAACAGTACCTGAACCAGTCATTGAGAACACTACTGCGGCAGATGTAACTAATACTGAAGGGTTAGCAGATGTAGCGGCAGAGAATGATGGAGTCTTACGAGTTCCTGAGTATGTAGGAGCATTCGCATTACCAACTTCTAACCAGCCAGAGTGGGATGCTTGAGTATCAGTGTAAGCTGGTGAGCCAGTACCCATTAAACCCATAACGATTGCACCACCGCCTGTATTGGCAAAGTAAGAGTTCAATAAGTTTTGACGGCCTACGTTAGTAGTTAAGTTATAGATAGTGTCAGACCATTTTTCTACGCCATTTGCATCATAGCAAGTAGCTGTATACACACCTTCTAGGCCAAATTTATCAATTGATCCACCGCCAAAAGAAGCACTGGCTCCTACGGTATCGCCAATTTTAGATTTTTCGCTGCTCATAAATACTCCTTAATCACCAGAACTTATTACGTTAGCAGCGGTATAACTGCTTACTGTCAAAATAGCAGACGTTGGAGACGCTGCTGGGAATGTCACTGTAAAGCTATTATTGCAAGTTTTATCTGATCCAAAGTTCAATACAAAACAAGCTGCACCTGTATTGTAATTGTAGACCAAAGCACCCCTGCAGGTAAAGGATGCAGGAGACCATAATGCGTTCGCAAAAGATACATAAGTAGCGCTGTATTGGTCGCTAATAGTTGGCGGGGTAGTGATGACTAAAGGCTGACCACCTGCCGTATATCCAGTTCCAACGACTTCATTGACATTGGTATATGCCAAAGTAGTAGCGTCTAAGTTTGCATTGGCGTTATAAAGGGCAATGTAATAAGTTCCAGTAGTAAAGTTCTCATTACCATTGAGTAAGTTCTGCTGGAATACGTTACATGCTGCTTGAACAATAGCCATTATGTTTTAACCTGTAGTTTGGTTTGACCGTCACGGTAAGCATCACCACGATCAAGGCCATCACCAAGACGTTTCAATTGAGACATAGCTTCTTGATATTTGTCTTCGTATTCTTTAATGAGTTCAGCTTCTTGCTTCTGGAAGATCATTGCTTCACGCATAGCGCCATAAAACAGAGCTGGCTCATAGTTATCACCAAGCCAAGATGTCCCAGTAGTGTTGGAAATGTTGGATACATTAATGGTAAACCCTGATCCTGATCCGCCTAAGTTAGCAGCATCGGCAGAAAGAACGTCACCCGGAACATAGAATTGACCACCATTAGTTAACGTTACATTGGTTACAATTCCAGAGATACCAACCACGATAGTAGCTGTAGCATTAGATCCTGATCCACCAGTTAAAGCAGTATTCTCATAAACGCCCGGCACATATAGCGTACCACCAGTGATGATGCTGGAAAGAACGCTAATTTTACCCTGAACGATTGTTGGTGGGTAATAAAAATAATGAAGTTCTACAGCATAATTATTGTCTGGAACTGGTCCAACGATTAAAGATAGCTCATTAATGTCTGAATACTGCGATCCAAAAACAGCATACTGATATGGCAAACCAGTCTGAGTTGGGTTTGGATACGCTTGACGAATGTAGTTCACGTCTTTATTCAAAAGGTAATTGTAGTTACCAGTGGTGTCTATAACCGCTACTGAATACGTTGCCAACCAATCATTAGGCAATGATAAGTACTGATTACCAGCAGTTAACGCACCAGTTACGTTTCTACGCAAAGAAGGAATTTGAACCGTGTTGTATATACGTGTCTCTGCCTGAACGACAAAGGTAGGTATATTTGCTACAAACAACTGTTCTGTTGTCTCGGCGTAATCCTGAATTGCTTGTTGTAACTGGACGTAATTCATTAGGCCATTGGTCCTCGTGACATAACACCTTTAGTAGCTGCACCTGTACCACGGATTTTAACGCCGTCAGTCTTAGGGCCTCTAGTGATGTTACCTACTGATACACGGCGAGCTGGCATACCACCGGGCATAGATTCATCTGCCTTCATAGTATTAGGATCAGTCATGTATTTAGTAGCGGCTTTAGCGTCAGCTGCACTTTCACCATTCTTTGCATAATCAACATCAGGTTTATTGTTGCGATTAGCACCAGTCTTTACTGGAGGACTATTTTTAGTAGTCGGTTTAACGTTTTTAGCGATAGCCATTTTATTTAGCCTTTTGGTTGTTTGCACGAGCCATATTGCGACCAACTGCTCTCATTTCTTTGCCAGTTACGCCACCTTTTTTCATGCCTTTGGGTTCTTTTTTCTCAGCAGCTTTAATCATCTTGGAAATTAATTTCTTGTCTTGAGCTGCGTCATCATGTTTTTTTGCCATTTTACTACTCCTATGTGGTTGATATTGATACTGTACCGATTGTTATTACAGGAATCAAGCTGTTTGGCGTTAATGCACGGTCAAATAAACTTGCTCCTCCAACGGGGTTCCATGCCCATTGAGTCTGTCTACTACCATCTTGCGGGTATCCGAATTGACCAACGGTGTTATTGCCACCTTGGTAAACCTGAAGACCTGTGGTTCCTGATACTCTATAACCTACATCTGGGCGTGGATCACGTACGCCTTGTGGATCATCAACGGGGTACATACCAAGTTGTAATTGTGGCTGATCTGGATCCCAGCATTCTGGGCATACCAATAGATTAAACAGCTTGGTTTTGATAATCTCCCGTTTTAACTGATGCAACTTATAGCGTTGACCACACCGATCACATTCGGCAATCGAGTGTTTACCAGAAGCAAACTTTGATGGCATGTCTTACCTTATATACATCATGTTTCTAGGTACGAAACGAATTGCAGCCTTTTCTCTATCTTCCTGTGAAGCCAGATCCCATTGCTGCTCATAATCAGCTTTAAGCATAGCGATACGATTAGG